TGATGAGGGTTTGTATAATCTTGCTAAGGAGTATTCCAACTATGATGTTCTTGCTGTGGACCTGTATCTTGAGTACGGACTGAAAGAAACTCCCGATGGTGTGAAGTTCAACGACCCGAAGATTAATCGGATTGAGATGAACGAAATGCTGGCAGAGCTGTGACAGTTGAGGGGGTGGCACACACCCCCTTGCGAACCCCACCAATCCATGCAATACTAACAGTATGAAAAACACACACCTCGAACACCCCGAAGATACCATCCTCACGGGTGATCTTTCCGTGCTGGATTGGTTCACTGAACTCGGCAATCTGTCCGTGAAGATTGACGGTGCCCCTGCAATTGTCTGGGGAATTGATCCTGCAACCGATACGTTCTTCGTTGGCACCAAAGCAGTCTTTAACAAGAAAAAGATTCGTATTGCTCACAATCATGAAGAAATTGATCAATTCTACGATGGACAAGTTGCAGAAATTCTTCACTCTTGTTTTGATTATCTTCCTCGTACAAACTCCATTATTCAAGGGGATTTTATCGGGTTTGGTGGATCTACTGAATACACCCCCAACACAATTACTTACCAGTTCTCAGAGGTAGTCTCTCAGGAGATCATTGTTGCTCCTCACACGTTCTACACTGCAGAGAATGATCTGCGGGATGCTGTAGCATACCCGATGCACTTTATCATCACGGATACTGCCTACTGCAAATTCGTGAAACCTGATGCATACATCCTGCACAATCAGGAGTCCTTTGCTGATGTTAAGGAAGTGGTAGATTTTGCCCGTCAAATGTCTACTGCCTGTGAGTTTGTTTCTGATAAAGAAGCAGCAAAGATCAAACAACAACTTAATGCCTGCATTCGTGAGGGTCGTCCTGTTGTAAACTCTGAGTTCGATTGTGATCCTAACCTGCTAGGATTGTGGGCATTGGTAAAGTCGATCAAAGATGATTGTTTGTACCTCTGCCGCAATGATGGTCCTGCAGCATACCTCTACGGCAACAGAATCGATGCCGAAGGTTATGTGATGACTAATGAGTTCGGTATGTTCAAACTGGTCAATCGTGAGGTCTTTTCTAATGCTAATTTCAACCACGGTCGTTTCCAGTGTGCCAGCTGAGGAACTGGCACAAACCCCCTTGTGGAACCCCCCAATCCGTGCAATACTAAAGCATACCAAACGAAACGAACACCGATGTTCACCTACACCGTTCACTGCCCCGCACTGAATGAGACTGAGGTTTGCTATACTCTTGATCAGGCAAATGACCTCTGCTGGTCTATGCATGAGGAGTCCAATTCCTATGCTTGGGCAGAAGATTGCCTGGGCGATACTGTTGCCGAGTATGGTGAACCTGAGTGTGGGGATGTGATCAACCACCAGACTATTCCCTGCGTGTGACACTCAGGGAACCGTCCACAAGGGGTTGACCCGACCCCCCAATCCGTGCAATACTAACTTTGTTCTGAGGGATTCAAACCATGCGTAAGATCGAACGTCTCATGAATGCTGCCATCACCGAAGGCAAAGATTTCAAGATGGCAAACACCGAAGTCATCACGTGTTCCAACGTTTCTGATGTCTTTCTGCACGGCAATCTGATTGCCCGAATTGGTGAAACCTGGATCGAATTGTTCGATGGTGGGTGGCGTTCTAACACTACCAAATCCCGTCTGAATGCTATTCTTTCTGAGCACGGTTGCCCTGGTGAAAGTATCTTTCAAAAGAACTTTCAGTGGTTCTTTTCTTCCTCTCAGTTCGGCACAATTCCCTTCTTCTCTGGTATGCGTCTGAACTAAACTTTTTCTTCTCACTGACTCTTACTGTTTACCCCTTAAGTTTCACAATGACCCGTTACGAAGTTCGTTATCAGACCCCCTACAATCAGTGTGAGTGGAGGTCACAATGGTTCCGCACTTATGAAGAAGCAATGCGGATGATTGAGTTCTACAAATCATGTGGATCTCCTGCTCATCTGGCACCCTGAACTTTTCTCCCTTCGTTAACACTCACTCTTTTTTCTTATGACTCAATCTCTGGCAATCTCTCTGCTCCGTCAAGGTAACAATGGCGATGATATCCTGCGGATTCTTGAATCCATTGCAAACGACACTGAGCAGGGCACTGTAACAGATTTTCAGGGCAATCCCGTTATCTGGTGACAGTCTGATTAGTGGCACACAGGGTGTTGCGATGCCCCCCAATCCGTGCAATACTAAAGCATACCAAACGAAACACACATGAGCATCGAAACCACCTACAGCATCACTGGCAAAGTTATGATCAAAGATACTAGCAACGGTCACACCTGGATGTCACTGGTGGAAGATAATGATTTCCGCAGTGCAATCGAAGGTCTCTATCAGTTCGTGCTTGATAACAGTGCCGATGCTGATATGGCATACGAATGGGTATGTGATCAGGCAGGCATTTCCTCCTTCGTTGCTGATACTCCCGCATGGGATATGTTCTACAGTGTGTTTGATCAGGCACGGCAATTTAACTACGTTTGATTACACTTTCCCACTCACACTTTTCTCTCATGGCACTCTACAGCATGGCAACCGATCTTAACACCCGTGAGACCATATGGGTCTCCCGCAATGTTGTTAAGGGTCGTCCGCAACTTAACAGTCACCGTGAAGATACGTTCGGTCGTTCACTCAATCGTGCGGGCATTGATGGATTCCCTGCCTGGGAGATTGCGGGGTTACATACAAACTACGTGCAGGGTGCCATTCGTTCGTGAATCAGCAGTGCCCCCGTGTCCGATGCGGTGCGGGGGTTGCCGCCGTGTTTATAATTCCATGGGTCCCTGTAAGCTATAAAGTCTTGCTTTTGCCATCTCTTTATACTTCGAATATAAAAAATTTTTTTACTATATAAAAAAAATAAAATAAGATTCGTATAAATGAAAAAAAATTCCGGAGAAATTTTTGAACCCCTACAAGTCGATCCAATTACGGGTGAGTATTATCTCAGAATACCAGAGCAGATTGTGAATGACCTTTCATGGTATGAAGATACTGAGATTAAGTTAGAATTATCAGGAGACGAACTCATTCTCTCAGAAAGGGAAGATTGACAACGCATAGATAATACTGTATGATACTGAAGTAATTACACTCAATTATGGCTAAAGGATTTACTGTAAAAGCAAAAGCCCCAACCCCATCAACTCAAGGAGATGAGTGGGACTATGATAGAGCAAAAGAACTTGTAAGAGGCAAATCAATCGTATTCTGTCTGCCAGGCAGAGGTGTTTCATATACCTATCTGAAGAACTTTGTACAACTTTGTTTTGACTTAGTGCAAGCGGGAGCCAGCATTCAGATCTCGCAGGACTATTCATCAATGGTGAACTTTGCAAGATGCAAGTGTCTAGGTGCGAATGTACTGCGAGGACCAGATCAGATTCCCTGGGACGGAAAATTAAATTATGATTGGCAGCTATGGATCGATTCCGATATCGTATTCAGTACTCAAAGTTTCTGGCAATTAATTCTCATGGAGAAAGATATTGCAGCAGGTTGGTATTGCACTGAAGATGGTCGCACAACTTCAGTGGCACACTGGTTGGAAGAGGATGACTTCCGTAATAATGGTGGAGTCATGAATCATGAAACGATTGAAAGCATCTCCAAGCGTCGCAAACCATTTACAGTCGACTACACTGGATTTGGTTGGCTTCTGATTAAAAACGGAGTCTTCGAGCACCCAGAGATGAAGTATCCCTGGTTTGCACCCAAGATGCAAGTCTTCGAATCTGGAGAGGTTCAGGATATGTGTGGAGAAGATGTATCGTTCTGTTTGGATGCAAAGGAAGCAGGCTTTGAAATCTGGTGCGACCCTCGTATTAGAGTCGGTCACGAGAAGACAAGAATTATTTGATATGAAAACGGAAACTTACAATATTCTTTGTAAGGGTAGACGAATTTATACTGGTCTTACAGAGGAAGAATATTTCAATGTAATGGAGGATCTGTCGATAGAATTTTATCAGACA